TTCACAATCGCCGGTGTGTTTGCTGTTAACCCACAGACCCGTCAGACAACTGGTTCGCTCCAGCAATTTGTCGTAACTGCTGACGTAACTGTTTCGTCAGCAACTACTGCAACTCTGTCGATCAGCCCCGCCATCTACACTTCAACCAACGCTTTGGCAACTGTGAATTCGTTCCCTGCAGCTAGCGCCGTGTTGACGTTCTTGGGTGGTTCAGCAACAGCATACCCACAAAACTTGATCTATCACAAAGATGCGATCACGTTGGCAACTGCTGACTTGTTGTTGCCACAAGGTGTTGACATGGCTTCACGCCAAGTCCACAACGGAATCTCGCTGCGTATCGTGCGTCAGTACGATATTAACAACGACCGTATGCCTTGTCGTGTGGATGTCTTGTACGGCTTTAATGCAATCCGTCCTGTGACTGCCGTCCGACTCTGGGGCTAAACAAATGGGGGCTTATGCCCCCGTTTCTAAACTTTTTTAAGGAATTATCATGAGTCTTCCTAATGGCGCTGGTGGCTATCAACTTGGTGATGGCAACGAAACCGAAATTAACATGGTCACGCAAGTGACTCCTACAGCTAAAACAGCCGCAGCCACTCTGACTGCTGCTGAATTGGCAACTGGCATTATCACTTATAACGGCGCAGCCGTTGCTTTGACGATGCCTTTGGGTGCTGATATTGACGCAGCGTTCTCAAGCATGAAAGTCAACAGTTCGTTTGATTTTCACATTATCAACTTGGGCGGCACAAACGCTGCTACAGTCACGGCTAACACCGGTGTGACTTTGGTTGGTGCTGCTGCTGTTGCTGCTAACGTATCAAGCCATTGGCGTGTTCGCAAGACCGCTGATAACACGTTTGTTGCTTACCGCGTCGCAGGTTAACGCGCAGAGGGGCGGGCGATCCTCGCCCCTCGCACTAGGATACTAAATGCAAATTTATCTCAAGCACCCACAGCACGGTCAAAAAGTCGCAATTGCTGAAGATGAAGCAATTGAAGATGTTAAAAATGGTTGGGAGAGGTATACTTTAGATGAGCCAGCAGCAGACGCTGCGCCTGTGAATGAGTTAAAACGTCGTCGTAAAACGGAGTAGTTATGGCTACCTACACAGCCGGAGATCAGATCAATGGGGCTTTGCGATTAATCGGTCAATTAGCTGAAGCCGAAGAGCCTTCTGCTGCAACGGCTCAAGACGCGCTTAACTCAATGAATCAAATGATTGATTCGTGGAATACAGAGCGTTTGGCGGTGTTTTCTACGCAAGATCAAATCTTCTCTTGGCTACCCAACTTTGCCACCCGTACGCTTGGCCCCACGGGCGACTTTGTAGGCAATCGACCTATCTTAGTAGAAGACTCGACTTACTTCCGTGATCCATCATCTAACATTTCGTTTGGCATTAAGTTAATCAACCAACAGCAGTACAACGGGATTGCGGTTAAAACAGTCACGTCAACTTACCCGCAAGTTATGTTTGTCAACATGACTTACCCCGACATCACAATGACGGTCTACCCCGTGCCTACTAAGGTACTAGAGTGGCATATTATATCGGTTGAAGAGCTTACTAAACCTGCGTTATTGTCTACTACCTTGGCGTTCCCGCCAGGCTATATGCGGGCGTTCAAGTACAACCTAGCGTGTGAGATTGCCGCTGACTTTGGTGTTGAGCCTAGCCCCCAAGTGTCACGCATTGCGATGGCGTCTAAGCGCAACCTGAAACGCATCAACAACCCTGACGATATTATGTCCTTGCCATATTCAATTGTTGCAACACGGCAACGCTTTAACATCTTTGCCGGCAATTATTAACATTGAAACTACTAAATGGTGCAAGCAGAATGCAAAATACGTTTGGCGTCCAAATAGGCTTTATGCGCTTCTTCAGGCGTATTAAAGTCGCCTATGCGCCGCGTTTTGCTGTTGACCGTAATGTTTGCCCGCCATTTACCTTGATAAGCAATAACCCCAATAAAACCGGATTTGTTTCTTTTGTTGGGTCGTCTAACATTTTGCGAATTGCCACCGGCGTCTACAACTCTAAGGTTGTCAATTCTATTGTCAGCTTTTTGCCCATTTATGTGGTCAATCAATCCTTCCGGCCAAATCCCGTAAACGTACAGCCATGCCAACCTATGCGACTTAAATACGTTGCCGGAAATGCCTATAGACATATAACCAATACGTTTTTCAAGACACCCCGCTACGTCACCAATACGAACGCATTTAGCCGTTCGTTTTTTCCATGTAAAAACGCCGGTACTAGCGTTGTAATCAAGAATTTCTCTAAGATATTCTGCGGTAATATGTGCGTTGCTCATGCTGTCGTTCCTTTTAAACGATGGTGTTTGAAGTTAGTGTTTAAAGTTGGCGCTTTAAACACTAGCGCTTATATTAACACGGAAACTATATTGTGAAAAGCCCTATCTTAGGCTCGGCGTATGTGACTCGCAGCATCAACGCTGCAAACAATCGCATGGTCAACTTGTTTCCAGAGATTGTTGCCGAGGGTGGCAAAGAACCGGCGTTTCTGAATAGAGCGCCTGGACTTCGTTTAATCACCACCGTGGGGCTTGGCCCCGTGCGAGGCTTGTGGACGTTTGACAACAATATGTACGTTGTGTCGGGCAACACGCTCTACAAACTAGATATTGAGTACAACGTCACAACGCTCGGCGTAGTTGCCAATGACGGGCCGGTGTCGATGACCGATGACGGCATCCACCTAATGGTGGCGTGTAACGGGCCGAGCTTTGTCTACAACGCTGACACAAACGAGTTCGGTCAGATTACTGATCCTGACTTCCCTGGTGCTTTGACCGTGTCTTACCTTGGTGGCTACTTTGTGTTCATTGAACCCAACAGCCAACGCGTGTGGACGACAACCCTGCTTGACCCACTCAGTATTGACCCGCTTGATTTTGCAAGCGCAGAGGGCGATCCTGACCACTTGGTGTCATCTATTACCGACCACTCCGAAGTTTGGTTATTTGGTGGCAACTCGGTTGAGGTTTGGTACAACTCAGCGGCTGCGGGAGCAGGGTTTCCGCTTTCACGCATTCAAGGCGCGTTTAACGAGATTGGTTGTGCTGCAACATTTTCGGTTGCCAAACTAGACAATGGTTTGTTTTGGCTCGGCGCAGATGACCGTGGGCGTGGGATTGTTTACCGTTCACAAGGCTACACCGGTGTGCGAATTAGCACCCACGCTATTGAATGGCAGATTCAGCAATACGGCGACATCTCAGATGCAATTGCCTACACCTATCAACAAGACGGTCATGCGTTTTACGTCTTGACCTTCCCTACTGCTGAAGCGACTTGGGTGTTTGACGTAGCCGCGCAAGCGTGGCATGAGCGAGCAAGTTTTGATAACGGTGAATTTACCCGTCATCGCAGTAATTGCCAAGTGTCGTTTAACCAAGAAATTATTGTAGGCGACTATCAGAACAGCAATATCTACGCCTTTGACTTGGAAGTTTACGCTGACGGCCCACGCATTCAAAAGTGGTTGCGCTCATGGCGAGCGCTTGCTACAGGCACCAACACACTCAAGCGTACCGCTCAACACTCGCTGCAATTGGATTGTGAATCGGGTGTGGGGATAAATGTATACCCCGCAGAAGAGCCACTAAATTTAACCAATGGCAGCAACATCATTCCGCAGCCACAAGAAGGCGACGTTGTGGTCAGCTACGTCAATATCGTAGACAGCGCAGGGTCACCTGCCGACACATGGTTTGGTGACTTCTCAATTGATGGTGGCAACAATACCGGTTGGTATTTGCTTGGTCATCCGGCTGCGGCAGGCTACAACCCTGAAGTCATGCTGCGTTGGTCTGATGACGGTGGTCACACATGGTCAAACGAACATTGGCAGCCAATGGGGCGCATAGGCGAGTATGGCACTCGCGTCATTTGGCGTCGTCTTGGCATGACGCAAAAGCTGCGTGATCGGGTCTACGAAGTGTCAGGCACCGATCCGGTTAAGATCGCCATCATGGCGGCAGAGCTTGATGTGACGGCGACCCGCGCATGAACCCTACCCAAATCCCTGCGCCTCGGGTGCCTGTGGTTGATCCCGCTACTGGCTTAATGTCTAGAGAATGGTTTCGTTTTTTAAACAATGTTTACGAACAGCTAGGCGGTGGCACGGGCGCTGCGTCAGGTACGTTTACAACAGCCGATTCTAAAACCGTGACGGTTGTCAACGGCATCATTACAGGAATAGTCTAATGTCCATCAATATCTCAGCCTTTGCCGGTGCGGGCGCTCAGTTCTTTGACGCCAATGGTGCGCCGCTTACAGGTGGTTTGATCTATACCTACTTGGCAGGTACAACCACCAATGCGGTGACGTACACATCTCGCACGGGGGCGTTTAACAACACCAACCCAATTGTGTTGGATGCTGCGGGGCGCACACCGGCTGAGATTTGGATGGATGGTGGGTCGTTGTACAAGTTTGTGATAAAGGACTCAACCTTTGTTCAAATTGGGTCATACGACAACATCCCCGCTATCAATGACGCAACTTCGGTTAATAGTCTGCTTACGGTTGCGGGAACTAACACGCTGACAGGTTCAGGCTCGCCAGTAGTCGTAGCCTACACAGCGGGCGCACAATACAGCTTTGTTGCTCAAAACAATAACACTGGTGCGGTGACAATTAACATTGATACGCTTGGTGCTAAGTCAGTTACCAAGTACGGCACAACTGCTCTAGCAGCGAATGACTTGGTAGCTGGTTCAATTGCATTAATTGAATACGACGGTACACGGTTTCAATTAATCAACCCTGTCCCTGATTTTACCGATCGGTTAACAACGTCAATTAAGACAAGTGCTTTTGCTGCTGTAGCAACCAACACTTATGCGGTAAACACCTCGGCAGCAGCCATTACGGCAACGCTCCCCGCCTCACCTGTGGCGGGCGACTACATCACCTTTACCGATTACGCTCGCACCTTTGGAACGTACAACCTGACCCTTGCGCCTAACGGCAACAAGATCAACGCTAGTACGAACAATGTCGTGTTAAGTGTTTCGGGTGAGGCAGCGTCTATTGTTTACATTGACGCTACACAAGGTTGGCTTTGCTACTCAGGGTTTACTAACAACCCAACAACACCTTACGCAATTGAATACCTTGTGGTTTCCGGTGGCGGTGGTAGCTCTTACGGTGCGGGCGGTGCGGGCGGTGTATTGGCGTCTACGTCTACCTTAACTGTTGGTACGGCATACGCTGTAACAATTGGTCTTGGCGGCGCAGCGGGTACGCCAGGCGCTTCTTCGGGTACTAACGGTGTTGCATCTTCTCTTGCTTCGGTTGCCACAAGCGTAGGCGGTGGTGGCGGTGCGGGGGTGCTTGCGGGTAACGGTAATGCCGGTGGCTCAGGTGGTAGCGGCATGACCACCGGTACGGGCGGTGCAGGTACTGCTGGGCAAGGTTTTGCGGGCGGCACAGGTGCTGCTAACGTGTCCGGTGGTGGTGGTGGCGCAGGTGCTGTTGGCGCAACCGCCACGGCAGACAATGGCGGCGCAGGCGGCGCAGGTGTGTCAAATTCTATCTCCGGCGCTGCGGTCACTTATGGTGGCGGTGGAGGCGGAAAAAGCAACGGATTCCCAGGCGCTGCGGGCGGTGCAGGTGGTGGTGGTGCAGGTGGTGGATCAAACAACAGCAACACAGGCGTTGCAGGTTCTGCTAACACAGGTGGTGGCGCAGGTGGCGGCAACACAGCAGCGGCGGGTGGTTCAGGAATTGTAGCTTTGCGTTACCTTGGCACACAGCGTGGCACGGGTGGCACGGTCACTTCCGCAGGTGGGTACACCATCCACACGTTCACAACGTCCGGCACTTACAACGCATAGGAGAAAATTATGGGCAGTTATGTAAAAGTACTAGATAGCGTTGTAGTGGATGGAATCCGTGCAGACGCTAGTTTCTTTGACACGTTTGTGGATAGCTCGCCTGGCACTTGGTTGCAGACTAGCTACAACACCCGTGGGAACGTCTATTACCTGCCAGACTCAAATATACCTGACCCTGACCAATCCAAGGCGTTTCGAGGCAACTATGCGGGGCTTGGCTATACCTACGATCAGGTTAACGATGTCTTCTACGCCCCCAAACCTGCTGAAGGTGATTGGGTGTTGGATACACGAACATGGTTGTGGGTGCCTGCGTGAAAGTGACCTACAGCCCCACGCTGTTTCAGAATACACCTGCCAAAGTTAAGTTTAGGCAGGACATTTTGACCGTGCAAGACGGTATGCAAAAGTTAATTGATGAAGGTGCAATTCCCTCAACGCTTGAGGACTGTACGCTTAAGCACTACTTTACGCCTATTGATGAAAAGTACGGATGTTGTACCTATGCCCGCGAGATGCTAATCCCAAAAGGAACGCTGATCATTGGTAAAATTCACCGCCATCAGCATTTGAATTTTATCTCTAAGGGCAAAGTTACTGTTTTTACCGAGTTTGGACAAAAGCATTTGGTAGCGCCTTGTACCTTTATCTCTGAAGTTGGGCTTAAACGCGCCGTGTACGCCGAGGAAGATACGCTTTGGACAACGGTTCACATGACTAAACACCGTGGCGAAGAAAATCTTGACAAAATGGAAGCCGAAGTAATAGCCCCAAGTTACAATGACTTGGGCTTAATTGCTTCATTTGGCAATAAGGAAATATCATGACTTTTGGAATTTCAGCATCCACGGCTTTGCTTATTGGTGGAGCGGCAACTTTAGGCGGCGCAGCAATTAGCGCAAACGCAGCGGGCAAAGCGTCCAAAGCGCAAGCCGACGCTGCGCGCGAGTCAGGTGAAATTGCCTACCAAACGTCAATAGATCAAATTGCAGCGCAACGTGAAGCCCTTGATAAACAGATTGCTTCGCAAGGCGCAATTGTTGATAAGCAACTGCTCGCCCAACGTGATGCGCTTGATCAGCAATTGGCTCTTCAAAATAGGATGTACGAACAAACTCGTACAGATTTTGCGCCGTACCGTGGCTCGGGCGTTGCCAACGTCAACCAACTTAATACCTTGTTGGGTATTGGTGGCGATACAGGTGCGGCAGACTACGGTCGCTTTAGAACGGCTGAGTTTACGCCTGAAATGTTTAAAGCGGGAATGGATCCAGGCTACGGCTTTCGTATGTCCGAAGGTTTAAAAGCTGTTGATCGCCAAGCGGCTGCGCGTGGCGGGTTGATCTCAGGCAACGCCCTCAAAGCCTCGCAAGCGTTTGGTCAAGATATGGCCTCGCAAGAGTATGGCAATGCGTTTAACCGTTACCAAACTATGCGTGGCAATACCTTGTCGCCTTTCCAAACGGGCGCTGCTGCAGGTCAAAGTGCAGCGGCTATGCAAGGGCAAGCCAATGCCAACTATGGCAGCGCCGGTGGGCAAGCCATTAGCAACTACGGGCAAGGCGTATCGGGTGCCTACGGCGCTCAAGGTCAAGCGGCTAACCAAGCCTATGGCAACTACGGTCAAGGCGTGTCAGGGGCGTATGGTGCGTATGGCACGAACGCTACCAATGCTTTGCAAGGCGGGGCTAACGCTCAAGCGTCAGGCTATGTCGGTGGAGCTAACGCAATCAACGCCGGTATCAGCGGGTTAAGCAATCAGTATTACCAAAACAGAATGTTGGATATGTTTGCAAATAAAACTGCGCCTGACACAAGTTGGGCTGGCGCAGGCACATATTACGGTAAGGATTAAATTATGGCACTCGACACCAATATTGCTTTAGGCATTCGACCTGTAGAGCAACCCAATATGCTTGCCCAAATGGGGCAAATGATGGCGCTAAGAGGGGCGCAGCAAGAGTACGAAGGTACTAATGCTTTGCGGGATGCCTACGCTCAAGGCGGCGATCTAAACGACCCTGCGTTTCGTCGGCGCGTAATGTCGGCAAACCCTAAGTTGGGTAGTCAGTTGATTAGTCAACATAGCGAAACATCAGCGCGTGATATCAAAACGCAAGCCGATTCGCTTAAGACAATTAAAGACAATATCGGTTTAGCCAACAACCCTCAAGCAATGGCTGAGTATCTCAAAGGTGCGTACAGTACCCCAGGCGGTGCGCTATTGGCTAAGTTGGTTCCGCTTGATAAGGCGCTTGCTAGTATACCAAACGACCCAAAAGCGTTTGCTGATTTTCAACGCAATTTTGGTTTGACTACTGACAAATTGTTTGTTTCTGCTGCTGATTTATTGCAAGCGCAAGTAACGCGTGAAGGTCACGGCGTGACGATGTACGGTCATAACCTTACCAAAGAAAAGAATGATTACGAACGACGCTACCCCGTAATGAACCAAGTTATTACCTCTCAAGGTGTAGGTGTAACGCCTAGCCGTGGGCCTAACGCTGGGGTCATTACGCCGGTAAATGAGCCTGGGGCAACGCCTCCACCTGCTGCAACTACAATATTTAGCAGCGTTGGTGGCGGGCCATTAGGCTCAGGCACCTATGGTGTTCCTAACGCTTTGGCTCAAGGCGCGCCATCTAATATGTTGCGCGCAGATGCTCAAGCACCCGCTGCTGCGGGCGCTGCGCCTGTACGCGCTCAGCCTAAACCAGTTGTTCGCCAACCTGTAGCAGTTATGAGAAACGGCAAAGCCGTAATGGTTCCTCCAGATGAAGCCGTAGGACTGCCACCCGCTTCTCCTGATGCTGAAAAAGCAGCTAGATTAGAAGCATTAAAAGTATTAGACCTTGGCAGAACAATTAGAAACCTTGAGGCCGTTACTCGCGAAGGCGGTTTGATTAGTCAATCTACGGGTAGCGGGGTAGGCCGTGCGTATGATGTAGGCGCAGCATTTGTCGGTCAAGCCACAGAAGGTGCAATTGCAAATGCAAAACTTGCGCCGATTGCTGATATGGTTCTTAAAATGGTTCCGCGTTTTGAAGGCCCACAATCCGACAAAGACACGCAATCGTACAAAGAAGCAGCGGGTCAATTAGCTAACTCTTCTCTTCCTACCAAAATTAGACAAGAAGCAGGTAAAGAAATTCTGCGTCTAATGAAAGAATACAAAGATCAGTTTGTTAGCAGCGCTATGGATGCGGAAGGCATATCGCCCGCCAATACGCCCGCCCGAAGTGGCGATATAGCCGATAATGCGGAAATAAAAGCCGCTATGGATTGGGCAAACTCAAATCCTAAAGACCCTCGTTCTGCAAAAATTAAACAACACTTTGGGGCTAAATAATGGGCGCATTTGATCCTGATGCTTTTTTAGCAAAAGTTGCTCCGTTTGACCCCGACGCTTTTTTAGCAAAAGTATCAAAAGAAGCACCTTCTCCATATAGCAGCGCCGTGCCTCAAGTCAACGCTCAAGGCCAAGTCATCCGTCAACCGGATGCTATACCCTCTGCGCGTACGCCTGATCGTGGGGTAATGGATTATTTAATGGGTATCCCTGAAACTGCCGTAACCGCGGGCACAGGAATACTTAAAGGAGCAGTTGCGCCTTTTGCTGCTGTAGCCGGTGAATTGCTGGGCGGCGTTAACACCCCACAAGGTCGAGCGCAAGGCGCACGGTTTGGTAAAAATGTTGAAACTGCGCTTACCTACACGCCGCAAACGCAAACCGCTCAAGACGTTGTTGGTTACGCCGGTGAGAAATTGCAAGGCGTAGACTTTAGCGCCATTCCTTTTGCTCAAGGTGCAACTGCTGCGGCATTTGCCCCCGCCGCTGCCCGTCAAGCAGCGACCGCTGTAAGAAACGAAGCAGGGTATTTAAAAAGTGCCGTTGATCAAATACCATCTGTTAAAGCATCTGGCGAAGCACGCGTTGCTGAAAGCTATGCGCGTGGCCCACAAATTGATGCTGCAAATCTTGCTCAAAAATACGACATTTCATTAGACCCTGCGGCATCTAATCCTAGTATGCGCAATCGTGTTCGTACAGGTTTGATTGGTAGTGCTGATTTAGATAATCGTTTGTCAGAAAATAACAGACCAAAATGGGCAAACATTGTTAAAAAAGATTTAGGTCTTGGCGACGATGTTTCGCTTACAGACCCAAAAATATACGATAATGTTCGCGCAAGAGATGATATTGCTGGCCCGTACGAAACCGTACGCAATATTAAACAAGTTATTGTTGATACAGATGCGTTAAAAAAACTTGATAAATTACGCGCAAAAGAACTTTACGTTGATGATGGTCAAGCAGCGCAAGTTGGCACATATCTCGATAATTTAAAAACAGAATTATTAAAAGGCGGCGACGGCACTAAACTTTTAGACACTATTCGTTTAATGCGGCAACAGGCGTCAGATGTTTTTCGTGCTGTTGGCCCATTAGACCCTAATGCTAAAGCAATGGCTGATGCAAAAATTGGCGCAGCTAAAGTATTAGAAAGTTTAATAGACAACAATTTACCAAACGCAAAAGCTCGAGAAGCATTTGTTAATGCCAGAACAAAAATGGCACAAACATATGATATGGAATCGGCAACAAATTTTGGCACAGGTCAAATTGATCCAAATGTATTTGCCAAATTAGTTTCTAAAGGAGAGCCTGTTACAGGAGTAGTTGCTGATATAGGTAAAATTGCTTCTAACTTTCCAGAAATTGCAGCTTTATCTTCTGGTGACAAACGATTCTTGCCTGCTTTTACTAGAGCAGGGCCAGGCGGCGCGCTTGGTGGTCTTGTTGGTCTTTCTGCGGGGCCTGCCGGCGTCCCATTTGGAATTGCTGCTGGCGCAGGCATAAGCGAAATTATTCGCCGAGTTGCTGCTAATAAAATGATGTCGCCAGAATTTCAATCAAGTCGTGCCGTACCTAAAGATTACCGTCCACCGCAACCGGTTAACGCTTTGCGCCCTGTTGAGTCGCGTGAGTTGACTGTTTTACCTTCTGCTCCACGCAACGATCCTAATTTTGTATTTTCAACTGGCGAAACTACGCGTTTTCCTTTTGACCCAAACAGGCCTGATGCGCGTCAATCAATGATGCAAGGCCAACCTGCTCCAACAAACGCTTTGCGCCTTGGATTAGATGAAGCTCCCGAAGTTACAGCTAGATTGCGCGCAGAGGACGCTAGGCGTGTGCGTATGGCACAAATGGCTGAAACTGAAGGTCTTGCTGCTGAAGCTAGTAACCGCACACCAGCAGGTGGCGGCACGCTGTTTGACTTAGATCCAATCAGCGGCAAACTGATTCCCGCAAGCCAAGGCATCAAAGGCGCTACGCCGGAAACTTTTCAAAACTATATGTCAACGCTAGGATCAGCAGTAGACAAAGTGACGTCAAGACAAAACTTTAATTTAACCGCTGCTGAAAAAGTAGCGTTTGATAAAACCAAGTTTTACATTGCCGAAGTAAGCCCAGGCTTTGAAAAGTTAAACGACAAAGCAATTGTCAGCCGCATGATGGATCGTAAGTGGGTTGAAGATGCGGTGGTTCAAGCGCGTGAAAAATCACTTGCACTTGATCAAGCGGCTATCCGTTCGCGCACCCCTGAGATGATGGATGCTCGGGCTAGTGCTGCTCAAAACGCTGAGTTAGCGCGGCGAGCAGAAGAGGCTAGTCTTCAAATGAAATCTACTCTAGACTTGCTAGAAGATCGGTTGGTAAAATTGCGTGCTGACGCTTCAGGCAAACGTCAAGGGCCAAAGACCCAAGGCGCAATCCGCAACAACCTGACCGCTAACCAAAATCGCAACAAACTGAGAGAAGACTAATGGACTGGCAAAACGTAATCAACATTGGCGCTGGTTCATTCTTGGCTATCGGGGGATGGTTTGCCCGTCAGTTATGGGATTCGGTCAAAGAACTCAAGGCTGACATTTCTGACCTCAAGTTGCACGTCAGCGACGCGTACGTTAAGAAGTCTGAGGTTCAGACGCTTGAAGACCAGATGGAAAAGCGTTTTGACCGCCTTGAGCAAATGATCGCCCGACTCTACGACAAGATTGATTCTAAGGCAGACAAATAATGTTTCCACTTATGGATATTCTTGGCGTTGGCATGAAGGTTTTGGATAAGTTTTTTCCAGACCCTGAGCAAAAAGCCAAAGCGCAGCTAGAGCTTATGCAGATGCAGCAGAATGGCGAACTTGCCAAGATGCAAGCCGATATGCAAGAGCAGGGCGAGCTTACCAAGCGCCAAGAGAACGATATGCGGTCAGACTCTTGGCTAAGTAAAAACATTCGCCCGATGACGTTGATTGCAATTCTGGTAGGCTACTTTATTTTTGCCATGATGAGTGCCTTTGATCTTGACACTAACGAGAAGTACGTTGAGCTGCTAGGGCAATGGGGGATGTTAATTATGTCTTTTTATTTTGGCGGCAGAACACTTGAGAAGATCATCGACATGAAAAGCAAGAGCGACAAATGACCGTCGCTGACCGCATCACCATAATCTGCTGCGCCTCACTTTCTATTGTGTTGATGTCAACGGTATTGGTTGTGTTGATTGGATTGTTTGATCCACTAGTTGATAACGCTGAGATATTTAAGTTAATCAACCCTGCGTTCAATATGATCACCGGCGCATTTGTTGGTACGATTGCAGGCATAAAAATAGGAAAAGACGATGTTAAGTAACTGGTCAAACGCATTTCAACTTATGCTTAAATCAGAAGGCGGGTTTGTAAACCATCCAAGTGATCCAGGCGGCATGACTAACTTGGGCGTGACCAAAGCCACTTGGGAGAACTGGGTAGGGCGCGCGTCTGACGAAGCCGAGATGCGTGGGCTGACACCCGAAAAGGTTGAGCCGTTGTACAAAAAGAAGTATTGGGATGCCGTGCGCGCTGATGATCTGCCTGTTGGGCTTGACTACCTAATGTTTGATTTTGCGGTAAACGCAGGGCCAGGGCGTGCCATCAAGGTTATGCAATCTGCCGTGGGTGTAACGCCTGACGGTGGCTTTGGCCCCATGACGCTTGCCGCTGTACAAGCCATCGACCCTGTTGAACTGATTGAACGATTTAGCCAAGCCAAGGAAGACTTCTACCGCTCCCTTGGCACCTTTGCAACATTTGGCAAAGGCTGGCTAAACCGTGTGGCTGACGTTAAAGTCAAAGCCAATTCAATGCTCGCATAAGAAGTCTGCGCCACAAGGGGATGTACGGTCGAACGTACCGCCCCTTAAAGTAAGAGCGCGTTGTACGCCCCGTCCAGTTTGAGCTACTTCGGTCAACATTATTTGGCCAGTTGCTTTTCGCAGTATTCACAATAGCCCTCCTTGAGTTTGCTGCACACTTGACCGCACCCGTCGCAGATCAATTCGCGTGTGTTGAACAGCCACAGTAGTGCTGCGACCATGAGCGCCATCGACGCATAGAACCACATCATAAATTCCTCAAACATTTCGACCTCCGATTGTGATGATTGTGACTTGTTCTTTCTCAGCCCGTCTTGCAGCGATTTTGAGCGCCATAGGCATCTGATACGCACCCTTGACTAGATTAGGTGGCACCGACGCTATAAACGCCTCTAGGAGGGCGTGTGGATCAGCAGGTGGGTTAGGCAACACCCTTGCTGCTGATGTCAATATCTCGCCCTCAGACCCCGCTTCGTAGCCCATCGTGCGTAGCTTATTTGCTGCTAGTGAGTAGAGTTTTTTCACGCTTTTCCATCAGTATTTGAATGTCCACGCGTAGCATCAAGTGTTGATGACGCAGCCTAGCAATGTCATCGTCGATCTGCGCTAGGTTCTCAATAATCTGTTTGTATATTTGGCTTTCGTTCATTTCGTTTACACCTGTCAAAGGTCGCACACCAAAACTGATCAATACATTCGCAACGCTTTTGCTCAGGCTGTGCGGAAACCTTTAATTTGGCGTTGGCTTGCTCGCAAGCAATCACTAAAGCATCAATTGTTTTGTGCAAACTGTCGATCTGCTCGGCTTGCTCTTTGATGTACCGTTCCAACTGGTCGATCAAAGTCTGAAGTTCTCTCGCTTCTCTCATCAATGCACCTTATAGTTAGGCGCTTTTAAACAAATCCAAAAATGATTTGTACTAGCGCAATCAACAACAAACATAATTTCTGAAACAACAAACCAAACAACTAAAAATGAAGGTAAAACAACTCCAAACAATATTAACAACGCCCATATAAATATATTTTTCATGCGCGTAATCCAAAAGGGTTGTGGGCATACTTGATAACCAAGTTTTCGTGATGCTCGGCAATGGTAGGTTGTGACACTATGTATGTGGCACGCTCGGTGCCGTCACCCAAGCGTTTAAGGATGCCCTTCATCTGCATCCGTCCTAGTGCGCTGTAGATTGAGCTGCGCTGTACTTTGCAATGGTCGGCAAGCTCAGACGCTGTGCGGGGCTTGGTGCAAAACTTTAAAATCTTGTCTGCTGTTGTCATATCACCTCCGCTGATTTCAATTCGCCTGTTTCGCCGTCAAAGGTCAAACGCAAGTTTGGGCAAAGGTTTGTTGATATGCCTGTCCAAGACGCAACGCATCTTTCTTTTACAATGTCAGGCTTTGGCTCGGGCTTGATGCGGTACTCGGTATCAATGCCGTTCCACGCAGGGGTGCTCAATTCATGCCACTCGCCCCCGTTCAATCGTGCTTCAATCTTTTTACCGTTTGCCCACGCAACAATCAAGTCGTAGTGTTTGTGTTTCATTTTGCCTCCAAACCAGTTTTAACCAAATGAATGATCTGACGGCTCACCGAGCGCGTCTGGCCATCTGCAAGTGCTTTGACAACTTTAAACAACTCAATTGGCATACGGATGGTGACAAAACGATCTTTAGGTTCTTGTTTCATAATTACTCCTTAGTTTGATAAATATCAAAACGCTCTTCAGCATCAATCTGGATTGCTTCAAACACGGCAGACTGCCCTGCTTTACGCTCAAGCCACGGTGCCGCATAGCCTCGGCTATCCATCACGGTGTACTCGCCGTGGCGCCACACGGCAATCTGTGCGGGTATGCCGCCTAAGCGGCACTCAATCACATTGGCGTGGTTTAGGTTTTGAACTTTCATGTTGTGTCCTTAATTGGTGATCTTGGTAGCCAACAACTGACGCGCCTTGATTGCCGCTTCAGACTTGGGGTCAGCGTCGCGCAAAAGTGCTAAGACGGCTGAAAGTAATTCCATGCTCCATTCTTGTAATGCCATGATGCTCTCCTAGCCCCCCGTAGGGGGCGGTTGTTTTAGATTGGTTTATTTTCAAAGTAACGTGCTTCGGTGCCGCAGCCAGTAGCGTCAAGCGTACGCTCAAGTTCAGCAGGTGTTTTGCGAAACTTAGGTAAGCCTGTCACAGGCGACAGACCTAACGGACGCTTGCACTCAAAAAGTAATTGGCTATTATCAAAATGCTTGCAGTCTTTGCAGAATTTCATGTTGGTTCCTTAGTTGATTGATGGCGTCTTCTGCACCATGACCCACAATAACACAATAATTCACACTTTGTAAATATTTAATCATTAATTGTTGTTCTTCTGACAATTTCCCACCTTTTGCTTTTTTCATCTCCACCCAAGTCATCCACGCAGGGATGAAAAGGTCAGGGATGCCAGGCACAACGCCTTCAACTTTTAACTTCATGCCTTGCGTCTTAGAGCGAAGCCCACCATTTGGTATGGCAAAGATTAATGTATCCGGATAGGTGCGCCTAAACCACATAACTAGGCGGGCTTGTTCCATGTGTTCTGATACGGCGGTTACCATGTCAATCTCCACAGAAGCAAGCAATGCCTTCTTCGTCTGGATCAATTAGTGATAATTGATCAGCGGAAAACTTCACCATACTTGCGTAGCCTGGGCGATCTTTGCGAAATGTGGCGCCGCTTGGCTTAGAAGCCAACGCCAACGCCTCCATGTTTGCCCACCAAATTGCCCGCTCGGGCTTCTCGGCAATCAATGTGGCCACTTGGTTTAGTGGTTTTAAAAAACACAAATCACAATTGCCCGCAAGGGTTCTTCCTTTGTACGTTGGCAACTCTAAATTAAACGATTGAACTTCCCAAAAATTACTGATGTCTTGCACACTTACTTTTGCAGTAAACAATGGAATCCTGCGCTTATCTTTAATTTTTGTTGCGCGCCTAGCTTCGTCGTAACGAAGCCCTATCCATGATGCGCCTTCTAGTTCTGATTTTGTGCAATCGTCAAACAGACCCGAGTGTTTAAGAAAGCAAGCCATCGTTCGAATCTTTAGCTCGGACGTGCAAAACCTTGTGACTGGGTTGGGTAAATATTGGCGCTTGCGGATAATTGCCTCAAACGGTTCACCATGTCTAGACGCCGTTTCATAAGTGATTTCTTTGTATCTTTGCGTTGGGTCTTCGTGATCTTGATACTCAATCCAATGGATCTTTACACCCCAATTCACCGAGCAATCGTTTACAAACTTGAGCGTTGCCTCTTCCTCTTTACCTGTGTTGGCAAAGCACACAATGCCGTTGTCTGGCATCTTGCCGCCGTGCGCTTGTAACACTTGGTACAACATATAAGCCGAAGTTCGCCCACCACTAAAACTGATGCACGTTGGTTCTGTAATTTTGTATGGATTTACCATAATCGTTTCACTACTCTATAAAATTTGCCATCACGTTTGTACTCAATCATGCTTGGCGGGTTGGATTGATTCATCTGTGTAACTAAATATGACAATGGTTCTGAGGCTTGATTAATGCCCGTAAGCGTGGCGTTTGAACGCTGCCCTATGTCGTGTAGTAATTGCATAGCTTTGTTGCCGGCATAGCCCTGATTTAGCACCGGAAGGTACTCTGTAATTGGGGGGTCGGTTAAGCCCCCGTAATAAGTTAAGGCGATCATTTCGTTACCCGAGGCGCGGCTGACGTGCTTGCGCCAATGCCACTCACTGATTGGCATATCCACACCATCCAAGCCCATAATGTCGTCATGGCGCAACACTAGTTTTTTCTCAGGTGCTGGTGGAAATGGTGTGCCGCAGTTAGGGCAAGTGTGGGCAGAGATATGGACAATCTCATGGCACACGTCACACACCTTAACTGGTGCTTCGCCCTCGCCGTCGCCTTTCTTTTTGCTTGGCTGCACGTTGGTGATTGGCCCGTGCATCTCAACCACTCCTGCAAAATCCAACACCAAACAATGATCGGTGTGTGACTTAGGGCGCATCCCACGCCCTGCCATCTGAACATAGAGTGACGCTGACATGGTTGGGCGCAACATGGCAATCAGGTCAATGTCGGGATAGTCAAAGCCGGTGGTCAGTACATTGGCGTTAGTCAACGCACGGATTCGACCCGCTTTAAACTCTGTCAGGATCCGATCGCGTTCTGCTTTGGACGTATCGCCGGTTACACATTCTGCGGTCACACCTTGGTTAATCAACTCTTGGCAAACGTGCTGCGCGTGTTTGACGCCAGCGCAGAAGAACAACCAGGCTTTTCGACTGCCCGCAAGCTTGATCACTTCTCGCACCACATTGATGTTTTTGTCTGCATTATCCACAGCGGCTTGCAACTCTGCGTCGATGTACTCGCCGCCACGCTTATGCACTCCGCTCACATCAAACCGCTCTGTTGTTAATTTGCTACGCAGGGTTGCCAAATATTTTTTATGTACCAACTCCTCAATGCTGACCGGATTAATCAGGGCATTGAATAAGGCGGGTTTATCCGTGATTAAACCGTGTCCAAGGCGGTACGGCGTGGCGGTCAAGCCTACGACCCTAAGATGTGGATTGATTGCCTGTAGGTCGTTTAAAAGGCTGCGGTAGCCACCTTCATCCTTGTGGCTCACTAGGTGACACTCATCGATAATCACCAAGTCAATATGCCCGAGCAGGGGTGCCTTGGTTCTTACAGACTGGATCCCTGCAAATGTGATCGGCTCACCTAAATCTTTTTTGCCAATACCTGCTGAGTAAATTCCAAGCGGTGCGCCTGGCCAATGCAGCCTCATCTTCTCAGCGTTTTGCACAATCAATTCTTTAACGTGGGTAAGCATAAGAATGGTGGTTTCAGGCCATTCCTGCAAAGCGTTCTTGCAGAGCGCAGCCACGATGTGGCTTTTGCCAGATCCCGTGGGCAACACTAAGCAGGGGTTGCCGATCGGATGCGCGTTGAACCAGGCGTACAGTTGGTCGATGGCGCGTTGTTGGTAATCTCTTAACATTTCATATTACCAATGTTGTTTTTTCTTTTGGCAAAATCAAACCAAAATCATTTGTAAAAAGGCTGTTAGTTTGATAGCGATAAATGTTTACTTGTCGTTTACTGGATTCTTTCCATGTGTTTTTATGACTTATGCCATTTCTTTCACCAACCCGAACCCAGCCCATTTGTTGCCAAAAAAAGTTACTTGGTAAATCATTAGCGCAACCACAAGCAAAATCTTCTATTCCTCTCAAATTTGCGTGTGAAATTCCTGCGCTTAACAACGCTTTCCCCCTTTCTATTAACCTAGCATCTGGTTGAATACAAATTTGATTTACTTTACTAATTCTGCCGAAAGAAAACATTACAAAGCCAACCAAATCACCGTTTTCTTCACAACAAAATAATTTATCGTTGCAAGTTGTACTCCATCGTTTGCCCGTTTTTATTCCGGTTATACACGCTTCATACGCAGGTTTTGGAATAAATCCTAGGCATTTGCTTTCTTTGTTGGCCAAAGAAACGATATATGGAATATCTTTTATTTCGGCTGACCGAATCATCCCACCACCTTCGCACCAAATATCTCACGCGCCTCGCTCACAAATTTATCTTGTGCAGCACACGCAACAGGATTTGCCACAATCTCACGGCTTGTGAATGTTTCCCAATCGCTTACGCCATTTTTAATGTCACCCTCGGGCGTCATCCAAATGATTGTCTTACCCTCAACCTTGTGTTGCCACGGCACCAAGTCAGGATGCAGGACGTGCGCCTCGCAACCTTGCTTTTGGTTCTCAAAATCAAGTGGTACGTCATATTCTGCACAATGCCAAGTGCCATCCTCACGAGCGGTACTAGCGGTACAAGTCCGGCAGTTCACTTCTTTAGTTAGTTTCGTCTTATGGCAAAACTCATGCGCGGCGCAGAACCGGCACTCAAACCATGTGGGATCGGTTGATATTGGTGGCGGCATACGGTCAGCTTTGACCAGGCGATGCCCGCGGTCAACTGCCTTAGTCGCCACGGCCTTATCTAGTTTTACCCGCTCGGTGTAGATACGATCGTCATCTTTACAGACGGCGTAGTACAGCGCACGGTCAAGCTTTAGCCCAAGCATATAAGCTTGCATCTGGATGTAATGCTGGGGCTTTGCTTTCTCAACCCCGTTTTTTTCAAGATCATCAAACGATTTCTTGCCGTGCGTCTTGATCTCAAGCACATGATGCGCCTTGGGTGCTTCGGGTACGCCTGACTCAATCACCCCGTCCACGCTACCGCCAACATGGCAACCAAAGTCAACCCTGCTTTGGTTCTCACCCGTCTTTTGCACGTTCAGCCCAATGGCGCGCAGGTCTGACACCACTTGTGCCTCTTCATCCTGACCGCGGCGAAACAAGCGCAGAATGCGCCCAGGGAACCTTTCGACCACAGCCATCCTGAACGATAGCCATAGCCACCTGTCACAGACGTGACCAAGCACACTAGCACCCATGTGGGGACGTGGCTCACTCTGAATCGACTCATGGTGCTTGTCGATCAGGGCTGAAATGGTGTACTCTGACTCTGGTATTTTCATGTACCTCTCCTTAGTTTTTTGCCCCCAACCGTAAGGTCAGGGGCATTTTTTTAGGGGCGGGGTGTCAATTTGGTCGCTAATAACTGTGCGCTGGAAGGCAAGAAAAACACGCACTTGCAACATCCTTGAATGCTTGCCTAACCACCCCTGCTTTTTATTTCTTGACCCAAGGTGGGGCGGCTTTAGTCGATGCTGCTGGCGCTGCCTTTGCTGCCGAAGGTGGTGCTGCGCCATTAGACTTAAAACCTTTGACATCATTGCTTGCGCCGTACTGCTCAGACTCACGCACGTCAAGCTTAATCATCAACTGACCGCCGATCAACTGATCCGTGTCTTGCACCGTTGACAGACCAATTGCGCGCATCAATTCACCGAGTTGCTGCCTACCGATCTCTTCAGCCTTCGGATTGGGGTTCTTGATGTTGAGATTGCCAAACACCACACGCCCCTGATGCGTGGGGCCAGTAATGTCATAGCGGATCGAAATGTATTGACCTGTACCTGCCTTGGTGTTTTTGATTTCCGCACCTGCAACAACAGTTGTATACCAACCCGCAGGGAGTGGCTCAAAATTGCGCTCTGATACGGGAAGTGCGTCAACGCTAAAAGTTTCGTTTAACTGTGCCATGATATTTATTCCTTTACGATTGTGAAAGAGGGGCGACCGGAAGTGGTCGTTATTGCTTCGAGAAGTGGTGCGGTAATGCGTGGGTCTGCTGATTTCCATGCGCTAGCATTAATCTCAGGTTTCCACCTGAATAAAGAAGACAGGTGATCTGTCAAACCATACTCAGCGGCTAGGTCTTGCAGCTTTTCGCTGTTTACTTTTTTGTCTAAGCGACCAACAATCTTGACCTTGAACCCATCAGCTTCGATGTTTTGAGTGCCGTCGAGGGTATTAGGGATGTTCAAGGCTTTGACCAACTGGTCTTCGATCGTGCGGCGCAAATCCATCGCTGCCTTTTCAGCGGCTTTGGCGTCGAGCCATTGGGCAAAAAGGCTTACGCTTTTAACAGCGGTTAAACCATGACCTTTGGCGTATGAGTAGTCTTTGTTAGCATCAAACATATCAACCCCCAATCTTGGCAATAATGGCACCCAAATCCGGTGCTTCCCAAGTATCCAACTTGCCTGACCTGTCCTTGGCTTGCCAAATCCCGTCGCTATCGCACATCAGCGCACGTTGTGCCAAGCCTTCCGCATCTTTCTCAACGCGTAATGCAAGCACCTCGTCGAAAAAATAAGGCAGCGACTGACCCGTCTTGTTCCCTGGCATTGACGGCGCGTAGAGAATGCGCCCCGACTCATCAGCAGTTTTCTCACACTTCGCTGTGAAATATATATGCTTGCCAGGTATATCGCGAAACGCCCTGATAATGTCATACATTTGCTCTTGCATGGCACCATAAGCTTGACGAGGATCCTTTGCAATTTTCTTCTCATGGTTTAGCACCACCTCGGCAATCTCTGAGATTGAATCAAGTGCAATCGACTCAAACTGTTTGGCTTCGTCTGACTCGATCAACCATCGATACGCTTCCATCAACGTGTCGTAAGATGACACTTCGACAAAAGGCAAGTCTGCATCAACGATCGACAACAATCCGCCTTCAGCCGATAACACAACAGGGTTTGGCAAGGTGGGGATCAAGCTAGTCTTACCAGCGCCTGCTTGTGCGTAAACTAACAACTTCACGCCGTTAGCGTGTAGACCTTTGGTACTGCGTAGATTGATAGCCATTTTTGGCTCCTAAAGTTGATCGCTGTTTGGGGTATCCGTTTAGCGATTAGTTGTAGTAGATCATAATAAATGGTATTGTGTCAACTGTTTATTGTAAATATTTTACAAAGGGTACAAAATGATGACATTAGAACGTATTTCAGAGGGGCTAAAGGATAGGCGCTTAACCGTTGTATCTGAGGCGACAGGGGTGCATTGGAATACCATTCGCACCATTCGCGATAACCCAAACGCCAACCCTACCTATCAAGTGATGGTTAAGCTGTCTGATTATTTGAGCCATAAGGGGAAGTGAAATGCACATAGATAAAGAGCTTAGTCTTTACGTTGATGAAACAAATACATCAACTGTTTTTACTGGTTATGTTGACCTTTTTGTAATTAAAAAAACTATTGGAGAAAAATTATCAAATATTAATTTATCACTTGCTGAAGCAATTCAACTCCGTGATTTTTTGAATTATTGTTATCCCAAACCATGAGTCACACTATGACCACAACAAAGTTAGAGGCAGCGCTTACCTATGCGTCGTGGGGATGGCCTGTGTTCCCGTTGGTGGCGCTACGAAAGAACCCAGCGACTGAAAACGGGTTTTATAACGCCACGACTGACACAAATCAAATTAAGGCCTGGTGGGCGCAGAATCCCGAGTACAACATTGGTATCCCGACTGGCGAAGTGTCCGGCATTGTGGTGTTTGACATTGACCCGCGCAATGGTGGTGACGACAGTTGGTCTACATTTCAGCGTGAGTTAGGAAATGTGCCAGACGAATCAATTTGTCAGTTGACCGCAGGTGGTGGGCAGCATTATGTCGCCAAGTGGTACGACGGTTTAAAAAGCTGCAAGCCTCGCCCTGGCATTGATTTCCTATCTACCGGCAATTATTTTGTCGCATCCCCTTCGTTTGTGATACCAACAAAAGAAGGCACGATTGAAAGCGCGCGCACTTATGAGTGGGAGGCATCAGGGGATCCGCTAGACGGTGCAATGCCCTTTTCAATACCCGAGCCGTGGCGTGTAGCCTTGGCGGTTAAAAAGGTCATTTCAAACGCTAGTGATTCGCCCTTGATATGCGGTAGTCGTAACGTAGGTCTGACCGCTATGGGTGGTTTGATGCGTCACGGTGGGTTTTCAGGCGCTGAGATATATGCCGCATTATCAAAGGCAAATGAGGATCGTTGCGAGATAGCATTGCCCGATTCAGAGATTCGGCAAATTGCCCAAAGTGTCGCCCGTTATACACCTGACCACGATGTAGGTGCCTCGGCAGCGCTTGGGGATGCCGCAGCCGAATCAATACTAAGCGATCAACCCAAGCACCCATTAGCCGTGTTCGTTGATTATGACATGGGCAATATCCCTGCACAAGAATATGTGTTGGACGGATTGATTCAGTCCGGCGTGGTGTTGATTGCAGGATCGGCAGGAGCAGGTAAAACCACCCAGTTGGTGCCAATTGCTACTCGTGTCGCACATTTATGCGAACCTGACGATGCACTCAAACCTTTATTGCGTCGCAAGATCATATGGGTATCGGAAGATCCCCGCCAAGTTATGCGTATTTTGCGCTCAATGAAAGAATCAGGGCATTTAGGTGGCAAGTCTGATGCGGAAGTTTCAGAATGGTTTAAGATTGTATCAGCCGCGCGCCTAGCCCCTCAAATAGTCGCCCAAGTCGCACCTATCTACGAAGCAATGGCAGTTAACAACATGAGCGAAGACGGAGTAGTGTACGAAACTAATCCGCTAGTTGTGTTTGATACCACCAATGCTAGTTTTGACCTTGAAAATGAGAGCGATAACTCAGAGGTCGGACGTGCGATGGCCACGCTCAAGGTTCGATTTCATAGTATGCCATTGTGGCTAGTGGCGCACCTTGCCAAAGCGCTCAAACGTGCTGATGTAGCAGATTTTAGCGCCCGTGGCGCTGGTGCTTGGGAGGCTGATGCTAACCAAGTGCTATATATCATTAAAGAGGATGATGGCAAACGGTGGCTTGAAATTGAATCAGCCAAGCATAGATTTATGGCGCGCGCTGACGGGATTCTGTTTGGTGCGGCATATAACACCATTAACACCCACGATATGCTTGGCAACCCTGTACGCGAGAAATTAATCCACGGTATCCCTGAGATTGTCGAGGCTGGTGGCAAGAGTGAGATAGCAAAGGTTAAAGAAAAGAACCGAAAGGATGCCGATTTAGTCGCGCGACAATTGCTTATGAAGCAAAAAGAAGAAGTGGTGATCTCAGCTCTTACTTTGCTTGGTAAAACTGAATATCACACTAAGTCTGAATTGGCCGAGCGGATCGGTGGCTCAAAAAACACTGCACTTGAAGTGATTGATTCTATGGTGGCGCGTGGTTTGATTAATGCTATTTATACACCATTTCAAGCGCCTATTGAGAAGCGCCCAGGGCGTCATGATTCGGGTTATGTAATGCCGAAAAAGTACAAAAAAGAGTCAAATGGTGATTGATTGTGCGAATACCGCTAATTGTTCAATTTGCTCAAAAAGTGAGCAAAAATTAGCGGTATTGCGGTATCGGTATTCCTAAAGGATACAGTGCCTGTACCGCTAACCCGAGGGGGTTAGCAGTACGTATACAGATTTATCAAATACTGCTAAATACTGTTGATACCGCTAATACCGCTAATCTAGAGTTTTAGGCTCATTAGGGGTGATATCTGTCACGTTGTCGATCAATCTAGCCTCAGCTTGCTCCAGTGCCTGAGTGATGCTGATTTGTGTGTGCGTTACGCTCACATCGATCTTGTCGCCCCATTGTTTGGGACGAAGCTTTGACGCTGACCACTTACGAGCATCAATGCGTAACCTTTGACGGTTCACCCAGGCGTTGATTAATGCGGGATCCAGATCGGCTGGTGGCATCTCATCGGCTAGGTCTACTAGCTCATCTGCTAGGTAGTCCCCTCGCTCTTCAATAGCCCTGTGGTAATCCGATTTAATCGTCTCGCTGTTGCGAATCTGATACTTGGCGGTAGCGTACGGAATCCCCAAGCTTTTAACGGCACTTACTAAGCTTTGCCCGCTAGATATCTTTTCAAGTATTTTTGGCCATATTTCCCGTTCGGTATAAGCGGGATTGAAAAGGCCTTTACGTTTTCTTTCAATTACTTGGCTCATAGGATTGCCCTGATACACGTTAGCGCATTTTAGGGGTAATTGGGGGTAAGTGTATAGGGGCATAAAAAAACGCCCCTGAGGGCGTTTTGATGCGTTTTAGAGGGGTTATAAATCAAAGACTAGAATCATGAGTACTACTAATGCCGCGGCAACGAGTGATATTGTCATTTTGAACCTAGAGGTAGAGTGAGAGTAGAAAAGCGATTGACATGAGTATCGCTGCTATTGTGGCGTGAATTTTCTCTGACATGGTTATGCTGCCTTTATGATGCGGATAACTTTATGCATGGTGACGCCATGCGCAGGGTAAGCGATAGTTTTGATTTTCTTGTCGTAGCATGCGCGACATCCTGAACACTTGCCCTCGTTGGCATATGCTTGGCACAACGTCATGCCTTTTTTGACATCTTCAGGTGTGGGGATGATTACCGAGCCGTGCAGACCCTTAGTATATTCGCCTGTAACACTATCGCTTGAGAATCGTACGCTAACATTAGGCAATGCTGACATCTGCGCCAATACTTGCCTAAATTTAGGGAATTTATGCATACGGGTCGGCAACCAATGCTTTACCCAAGGCGTGCGCGTCATGACGTCAAGCATTTTCTCAGCAAGCGCTAGAGTGTACATATCGCCTGAATCAAACCAACGAAAATGATCATCGGCACGCAAAGCTTCAACCATATCATCCGACCATTCAATACGCTGCCAGTCTTCCTTGTTGTGCCTGCGTGGCGCTTTCACATTCTCAAAGCGATAATTCCCTGTAGTGGCATAACATCCCTTGCACGCATCGACTAGCTCGCCAGGCGCTGCGATTGAGCCTGGGCAAGTATCCAACGCTTGGAGCGACCATGAGCGGATCCCGTCAAGCTTGCTAGTAACCGATATTTTGATGCTAGATACTGCGCGTTTTAATTGTGTCTTTGTCATGATATTTCCTTGGTTCGATTGAATCGGGTTAGGTGAGCACTAGGTCGGAAAACGATTAATTAAAATCCGTAATTTCACTGCGAAAAGAAAAGCGTACTGTTTGCTTTTCGCCAAACTCATCCGTCAATATGCCGTCAGGTTTGCCATTATTTAACGCATAAAGGGCTTGTTCAAACTCATCAAAATGACGTTTAGGGTTTGCGCGATAAATGTAACCAAACTCGCATTCAATTACTTTGCGCGATGCAATGAGTTTGCCGGTAGTGAAATTGGTAAGAGTGATTTGCATGATGTAATCCTTGTTTGTGTTTACAGGTTAGGAATACATATATTAACACACAATTACTCACAATGCTCTCAAATGCTCACAATTCTAAATATTTCGATTGTGCATCGCACCATGCCCGAGCTGTGAATTGTTGCAGCGCAGCATGTCATGTTGCATTGCAATATGTTGCATTGCAGTATGTTGCAGCGCAGCACGATGCCGCATTGCAGCATAGAATCGTGTTGCAGTGCAGCTACCGCACCGCACCATGCTATGCCGCAGTGCAGCAATTGTTGCAGCGCAACAGCCAGGGGGGGGGGGGGAGCCCTGCCGAGGAGCCCTAGCTAGCGGAGGGCTTGTGAACAAAATTTTTTTATTAATGTATTTTGAGCTATCATCACTTTATGCAAACCCCCCTCTACTCCCCTGAAGAAGAGATGGCTCTAATGAGCCGCCTCTGGGCGCCTAAGATCAAGGATGACCCCCTTTCCTTTGTCTTGTACGCATTTCCTTGGGGTCAGAAAGGTACGCCGCTTGAGAACTTTGCTGGCCCACGCAAATGGCAGCGGGAAGTCCTGTCTGACCTGACTGCCCACATTAAACAGAATAACGGCAAGATTGACTTTGACACGTTTAGGATGGCGACAAGCTCAGGGCGTGGTATTGGCAAGTCGGCGTTGGTTAGTTGGCTAACCTTATGGATGCTCTCCACACGGATTGGTTCGACCACCATCATCTCGGCGAACAGCGAGAGCCAACTACGCTCGGTCACTTGGGCAGAGATTACCAAATGGTTGGCGATGTCTTTGAACTCACATTGGTTTGAGGTATCAGCCACACGCCTCATGCCCGCTAAGTGGATGACCGAGTTAGTTGAGCGTGACTTAAAGAAAGGCACACGCTATTGGTCGGTTGAGGGTAGATTGTGGTCAAGCGAGAACCCTGATGCGTATGCCGGTGTTCACAACTATGACGGTGTGATGGTGATCTTTGATGAAGCCTCCGGTATTGATGACGCCATTTGGGCAGTGACCGCTGGCTTTTTTACGGAAAACACGCCTAACCGTTTTTGGTTGGCGTTCTCGAACCCTCGGCGCAATACCGGTTACTTCTATGAATGCCACAACTCCAAGCGTGACTTTTGGCAAACTAAGATTGTAGACGCAAGGACGGTTGAGGGGACGGACAAGGCGGTCTATCAGCAGATCATTGATGAGTATGGCGCAGATTCTAGCCAAGCTGCGGTGGAAGTGTATGGTGACTTCCCATCAGCGGGTGATGATCAGTTTATTTCATCTTTGATCGTGGATGAAGCCATGCGTCGCCCCCTGCTTAAAGACCTCTCAGCCCCTATTATTGTGGGTGTTGACCCTGCGCGCTTTGGTTCAGACTCGACTGTGATCGCAATCCGCCAAGGGCGTGACATTATTGGCATTAAACGGTTCAAGGGTGATGATACGATGACGGTGGTGGGTCACGTCATTGAGGCGATAGAGGAGTATAAGCCAGCGCTTGTGGTGATTGACGAGGGTGGCGTGGGCGGGGGCGTGGTGGATCGCCTAAAAGAGCAGCGTTACAAGATTCGGGGGGTCAATTTTGGAAATAAATCCAAAAACCCGCTTATGTATGGTAATTTAAGGGCGCAAATGTGGGGTGATATGCGTCAATGGTTGAAAACTGCGTCGATTCCTAGTGACAGAGTACTCAAAACTGATTTAATATCACCCATAATGAAGCCAGATTCAAAAGGAACTATCTTTTTGGAGTCTAAAAAGGACATGAAAGCGAGGGGGCTAGCGTCCCCAGACGCAGCAGATGCTATCTGTGTGACGTTCGCCTTCCCTGTCGCGCATCGAGAGTATGTAGAGCCTAAACGTCGTAGTCAATCAACTAATAGTTTACAAACATCTTGGATGGGCGCATAGCCCTAATTACGGAGCTTAAAAATGTCAAATTCAAAATCAATCGGTGTCGCCTATTCTGACCCCGAATTTACTACCTGTTATGCCTCTGATGAACTTGGTTATTCCTCTGCCGCCCAGGGCGCGGTGACCCAAGCCACAAGCAAATCTACCGGTGTGACCTTAAACGAGTCGATGGGTAAGGTCACAATGAACGGCGCATCACTTGGCGCAGGTGCAACCGTACTGTTTACGCTGACCAACAACAAGATTTCAGCCAATGACGTGTTAATTGTCAACCTCGGCTCGGCGGGTACAAGCGGTGCGTATTGGCCTTACGTTGCCAACGTAGCTGCCGGTACTGCTGTGATTGGTCTGTACAACAACACCGCAGGCCCACTTGCTGAGGCTGTTGTGGTTAACTTTGCAATTATCCACGGTCAATAATGCTAAAACCATTGCACGACAACATTGCAGTCAAACCCGACCCGTTTGTGCAAAGCGGGCTGATTATTATGCCCGAGGAAGACACCCGCACGGGTGTAGTCATGGCTGTCGGCACGGGCAAGAAAGATTCCAAGCGACCGCTGATGGTGAGCGTGGGGGATCATGTCATGTACAGCGGTACAATTGACCGCAAGTATGAAGACTTGGTTATTATGAAGGACAAGGACGTTATCGGAATTGTATGAAAGACAAAGACATCATAGAAACCGCATTGCACCGCATGACAATGGCGATTGCCGCCTATTCGGATAGCCGTGAGGATGAACTAGATGATCTTCGATTCTACGCAGCAAGTCCTGACAACCAGTTCCAATGGCCCGCCGACGTGTTGGCTACTCGGGGATCGGTGCAAGGTCAAACCATCAACGCCCGCCCCTGCCTTACCATCAACAAACTCCCCCAGCACGTTAGACAGGTCACCAATGATCAGCGCCAAAATCGCCCAAGTGGGAAAGTAATCCCTGCGGATGATAAGGCTGACATTGAAGTGGCTGAGATTTTCAACGGCATGGTGCGTCATATTGAGTATATGTCTGACGCAGATGTGGCGTACGACACCGCCTGTGAGAACCAAGTGGCGTATGGGGAGGGCTATATCCGGTTGCTGACCGAGTATGAGAGCGCCAATTCGTTTGATCAGAACATCAAGATCGGGCGTATTCGCAACTCCTTCTCAGTCTACATGGATCCAACGATCCAAGACCCTTGCGGTTCAGACGCCCAATGGTGTTTTGTGACTGAAGACCTGATGCTTGAAGACTTTGAGCGTATGTTTCCGGATGCCCAACCTGTGTCGTCCTTACAGGCGCAGAGCGTGGGTAACGAATCCTACGCCCCTTGGTTAAGCGTAGACACCATTCGGATTGCCGACTATTACTACGTTGAGCATGAGAAAGCTACGCTAAATCTATATTACGGCAACGTGAGTACCATGAAAGGCTCACCCGAAGACCAGCAAATGGTTCAGTTGGGCATGAAACCACTCAAAAGCCGTATTGTTGACGTTAAAAAAGTCAAGCATTGCAAGATTAATGGTTTTGAGGTGTTGGAATCTAACGATTGGGCAGGCGACTGGATTCCGGTTGTGCGGGTGGTCGGCAACGAATTTGAGATTGACGGTCGCATCCATGTGTCGGGCATTGTTCGTAACGCCAAAGACGCACAACGGATGTACAACTATTGGGTGAGTCAAGAGGCTGAGATGTTGGCACTTGCCCCCAAAGCGCCATTCATTGGCTACGGTGGTCAGTTTGAAGGCTACGAAATGCAATGGAAGACTGCCAACACCACTAACTGGCCTTACCTTGAGGTTAACCCCGATGTGACCGATGGTGCGGGCGGTACATTACCGCTACCCCAACGGGCGCAGCCCCCTATGGCGTCAAGTGGTTTGCTGCAAGCCAAAGCGGGCGCAAGCGACGATATTAAGTCAACTACTGGGCAGTATGACTCAAGCCTTGGTGCGACTTCTAACGAGCGTTCTGGCAAAGCCATCATGGCGCGTGAGCGCCAAGGCGACACCGGCACCTACCACTACGTTGACAACTTAGCGCGCGCAATTCGGCACATCACACGCCAAATCATTAACTTAGTGCCTAAGATTTACGACACGCAACGGGTAGCTAGAATCATGGGCGAGGACGGTGAGCCTAACTCAGCCAAGATTGACCCAATGCAGCAAGAGCCGGTCAAAAAGATTATCGACCAAAACGGTATTGAGATTGAGAAGATTTACAACCCTGGTGTTGGAACGTATGACGTGATGGTCACGACTGGCCCGAGCTACATGACCAAACGCCAAGAGGCGTTGGAGTCGATGGGGCAGCTACTCCAAGGCAACCCACAACTGTGGGCAGTTGCGGGCGATCTGTTTATCAAGAACATGGATTGGCCAGGCGCGCAAGAGATGGCTAAACGCTTTGCCAAGACCATTGATCCTAAGTTGATGGAAGACGGCGACAAGGATCCCGCACTCCAAGCCGCTGAGCAACAAATGCAAGCAATGGCTCAAGAGATGGAACAAATGCACGGGATGCTGCAAAACGTGGCTAAGTCTTTGGAGGTGCAAGAGTCTGAGCGCAAAGACTATGAGGCGCAGATCAAAGCCTTTGATGCTGAAACCAAGCGTATTTCTGCGGTGCAAGCGGGTATGACTTTTGAGCAGATCCAAGACATTGTGATGGGTACGGTTGCAGCGGCTATGGACACGGGTGATCTAATTGGTAACGCACCCCAGCGTGAGCAGTTTGAGATGCCACAGATGGATCAAAACATGATGCAACCGCCTATGGATCAGGGTATGCAAGAGCCGCCACCTGAGCAGATGATGCAACAACCTCCGATGGAGCAACCACAATGAAGTGCAACGATTTCGTAGGTATGTTGTTTTTGGCGCGTGACGTGGTGCATAGTGTGCATTTAAACACCCGCAGTTACGCCAAGCACAAAGCAACTCAAAAGTTCTATGAGAACATCATTGATTTGGCTGATTCGTTTGCAGAAGCCTACCAAGGCAGACATGGTTTGATTGGCTCAATCACTTTGCAATCGGCTAAGAAAACAGCCAACGTGACTGAGTTTCTTGAGAATCAACTTGAAGAGATTGAAGAGTGTCGCTACAAAGTGTGCGGCAAAGATGATGCGCCTTTGCAGAATCTGATTGACGGCATTATTGAGCTGTACCTGTCAACTCTTTACAGACTTAAATTCTTATCATGATCACGCCAGTCATTGTTAGTGATCCACCAATTACTAACCCTGACGGGTCAATGTCGATTGATTTTGTTGCACGATATGAAAGCTATGTGTTGAAAGACGCCATTGTTGGCGCACCTAGTTATATCAGTTCATTAACTGTAAATGAAATCGACACAATAGAAGTTGAGCGGTTTACCGCTTGGTACGACATTGTGACCGCACCGGTAGTTGAAGAATAATCATGGCAAATAGATACTGGGTCGGCGGTACAGGCTCTTGGAACGCAACCACAACTAATTGGTCTGCATCATCAGGTGGTGCGGGTGGTGCATCTGTGCCAACCCTTGTAGATGATGTGTTTTTTGACACGCTGTCTAACGCCACGGCGTATGTTTGTACTTTAACCGTTGCACCTGTTTGCCGTAGTGTTTCAATTGCGGGGCCAGCCGTGGGGAACGTGACCATTGCAAGTTCTGTTGGTTGGTCAATTTATGGGTCGTTAACAATTGCCGCTACAGGTGTCACTTGGACAATGACAAATGTTTTATTTTTTGTCGCAACAACAGCAGGTTGGACAATAACAACCAACGGCGTTTCTTTACCTTTAATTGTTCAATTTAGTGGTGCTGGTGGCGGTGGTTGGACTCTTGGCAGCGCTTTGACTGCCGGAAATGGAATTCAATTCCGTAACGGGACGCTGACCACAAACAATTTTAATATGACCACTAGCAATAACTTTGATTTAACAGGCGCAAATGCGCGCACGTTAAATCTTGGTTCATCGACTATAACTTGTTCAGTTTGGAACGCATTAGCCGCAACCAATTTGACGCTTAACGCAGGTACATCAACAATTACGTTAACAGGTGCTGCGGGTTCATTTAGCGGCGGTGGCTTGACGTATTACAACGTCACAAAAAATAATAATGGGTTTATTATTAATGATGCAAACAACACGTTTAATGCGCTGACTAATACAACAATTTTATTTAATGTAACTTACGTTTGTTCATTTGCAGGAAATCAAACAATTGGTACGTTAACTATTAACGGCGGCGCGCAGCAAACTCGTAGAGCAGCAATACAGGGGACAACGCCAGGCGTTCAAGTGACGTTAACCGTAGCTACTTTTGTAACCAATGGCTACATTGACTTTCGTGATATTAATTTGGCGGGTGCGGCATCACCATTGACCGTCGCAACAGGCGGGGACGCTGGCAACAACACAAACATTACTTTACAAACGCCTAAGACCGTCTATTGGAGTCTTGTGGCGGGCGGCGCTTGGACTGCAACAGCATGGGCGTTAACTTCAGGCGGCACACCCGCGCTTGCTAATTATCCGCTTGCACAAGATACCGTAATTATTGAAGACGCAGGGTTAAACTCAGGCACAACAATAACATTTACTACCAATTATGTTGGTACGATAGACGCATCAACTCGCACATTGCCAATGACGCTTTCAGCGGCGGGTACTTTTCCAACTATATGTGGCAACGTAACTTTATCATCTGCTGTCACAACAACAACTT